CAAAGAGTATAGGTTTATCACATATACAAACAGCACCTTGGATATTAATTTATACACCAAGAGTTTCTCCTCCTAATGAATATCATGCTGGTGAAACCGATCATATAGATGGTAAAAGTGTATGGGATGGTCTTAATTGGGATTATATGAATAATCAGAATAGAGAATCTGGTGCAGTAGAAATAGGAATGGTTGCTCAAATGATAATGGGTGGTGTATTAGATAAAGGTTATGACACTGGTTTTTGTGTTTGTTTACCAAGATCAGGCGATAAAGGGCTAGAAAAATGGAAAAATTATCCTTTTTTAGATTTTTATCCTACTGTGATACAAACAATAGGTAAAGCAAAAAAATATCAATATCAAAATAAAACACCAAAACAACTTAAAAAAGATACAAGGCCACCTATAGATGATATATTTAATTTTGTAGGAAGTAATTAATATGAAAACAGTATTTAATAAGAAACAAAATTTAGACGCTACAAAACAACCATTGTTTTTTGGTGAAGACCTTGCAGTACAAAGATATGATACGTTTAAGTATCCTGTATTTGATAGATTGGCTCAACAACAACTAGGTTTCTTTTGGCGACCTGAAGAAGTTTCTTTACAGAAAGATAGAAACGACTATGCTCAACTATCAGAATCACAAAAGTTTATCTTTACATCTAATCTAAAATATCAAACTATGTTAGATAGTGTACAAGGTAGAGGTCCATGCCTTGCATTTTTACCTTTTGTAACTAATCCTGAATTAGAAGGTGCCATAGTTGCATGGGACTTTATGGAAACAATTCATAGTAGAAGTTATACATACATAATTAAAAACTTATATTCAGACCCTAGTGATATATTTGATACTATTATTGCAGATAAGAAGATTGAAGAAAGATCAAAAGCAGTTACAGAAGCATACGATAAACTAATTGCATTAGGCTACAAATGGCATACTGATCCTAAATCAGTTGATATGTACGAACTAAAGAAAGCATTATGGCTTGCGTTAGTAACTGTAAATGTACTAGAAGGTTTAAGATTTTACGTATCATTTGCTTGTTCGTTTGCATTTGGTGAATTAAAACTTATGGAGGGTAGTGCTAAGATATTATCTCTTATTGCTAGAGATGAAAGTCAACACCTTGCAATGAGTCAACAGATTATCAAAGCATATCTTACAAAAGAAAATGATAAGGTTATGAATAAAGTTATTAAAGATACACAAAAAGAATGTTATAAAATATATGATGACGCAGTACAACAAGAGAAAGATTGGGCAACTTATCTATTTCAAAAAGGTTCTATGATAGGACTATCAGAAAAACTACTACATCAATATGTTGAATATATAGCAAATAGAAGAATGAGAGTTATTGGTTTAGAACAAAAGTATGAACACTCATCATCACAGAATCCATTACCTTGGACACAACATTGGTTTAATAGTCACTCACTACAAAACGCACCACAAGAAACTGAAATAGAAAGTTATGTTATTGGTGGTCTTAAACAAGACGTAACAAAAGATCAGTTTAAAAAATTTAAACTATAATGAATCAACAACCGATCCTAAATTTATTAAATAGAAGACAACACGTTATGGCCTACGATACAGAGGACATACCTGAAAAACAATTGATTGAAGATTTATTATGGAAGGCATGGAAAGTTACACCATCTAAAAACAATTTTATGCCATATAATTGTAATGTATTAGGTCCTGATAAGGTAACAGAAAAACACTCTATATGGATGAAAAGTGTAAAGAATAAAAAACATATAAATGAAAAAAACATTGAAGATCATAAAGAAGAAGGATACAATCCGTACTTTGAACATATAAGTACAGCACCTTATCTATTAGTATTTACACAAAGGGTATGTGATCCTAATGAGTACTACAGAAAGAGAATAGAAAAAGGAGACTACTACGAGCAAATGCACGAAGACGAGGTAGACTCAATGATGAGAACTACAACCGTAGAAGTAGGAATGTGGATGGCTAATTTATCAGCCTTTGCATTAGAGAAAGGTCTAAATACATCTACAATAGCATGTTTTCCATATAAACCTTTGTCAGCATGGGCAGATTTACCTTGGGTAAAACATCCTGTTGTATTGTTAGGTAGTATAGGTAAAGCAAAAGAATTTCGTAGAGAAAGTATGAGTGATGTTGAAAAGAAAGACGACAAGAAACCAGAACCTGAAACAATAATAAAGTGGATATGATATTAAGACCTACAACAATTATAATGCTTATTGACTTTGAAGGACATCCTGTTTTAGGTGATGAGTTTATAAACAATCAACGTTTTTCTACATTGAATGCTTTACTAAATCCTGTACGAGAGAAACCTCTTTTTATTATATCTAATCATCTTCCTCATAGACACAAACGAGTAGAGGAAGTTGCAAAGATGGTAAAAATAGAAAACAGACACATATGGAAAACTATTAATCCAGATGACAGCTCTGTTGAAAGTATTGTTGAAGAATTAAAACAAATGGATTACAGAATAGAAAATGTTATAATAGGTGGTACAAATATATCTGGTTGTGTGTTAAGAACTAAACCATATAGTGCCATGAGTTGGGCAAAGAAAGGATATGACGTACAAATATTATCAAACATGTGTGCTGATTATCAAATTACAGGTGTCAACTCATTAGAACAAAATCAAAACTCCGTAGCGATAGTGTGGCATGAGGTTGCACAAGCAGGGTTTTTTAATAAAGTAAGTTATATAAGGGAGCATGAATGTCAGATAACATAAACAAGGTACAAATAAGTTGTCCTAATTGTGATGTTAGTTATTGGGTCAAGTGGAAAGACGAAGACAATGAGCCTACTACATGTCCATTTTGTGGCGCTGATACTTCAATAGATGATGATGACGCAATCTTTGAGCATGATGAAGAAGAAGACGATTGGAATTGATTATAGTTTAAGCAGTCCTGCTATATGTGTATGTAGAGGCGAGTTTAAATTAGATAACTGTAAGATATACTATCTTACAAATGTGAAAAAATATGAAGGCAACTATTGTAATGGTAAAATAAATGGCAGATTACATCTACCCTATACCTCCGAGCAACAACGACACGACCAGATTTCCGAGTGGGCAATTTCTGTTATTGATACTGCTATTGGTAATATTTTTATAGAAGGATATTCATTTGGTAGTAAAGGACTTGTATTCAACCTAGCAGAGAATATGGGTGCTCTCAAACATAAACTATATAAACTCAATAAACGATTTCAATCTATAGTACCAGGTCAGATAAAGAAGAATGCTACTGGCAAGGGTAATGCAGATAAACTAAAGATGTATGAGCAGTTTACAAAAGATACTGGCGTTGATTTAGTCAAAGAATTTGAACAAACGAAACTCAATAATCCAGTAACCGACATAGTAGATTCATATTATATCGCAAAATATGGGTACGAATCATAGATGTTCTCGTTTTGTTCTCATAATTATTCCTAAAAAGTCAATAAAATCAACGTTTTTAACGCTTGACAATTCCGTATTTTTCTGATATATTATGTGTATATATGACAAAAGAATACTTTAAAAGTTTTAATATCGTTTACAAAAGAGAATATGTTGATCCAGAATCAGAATATGATACGTTCTGGTCTTCAGCTACTATCTACAGAAATGTACCTATAGATAAAATTAAATTCTATAGAAAACAATTACTTAAATTCAAAGCCTATGCGAACAAGACGTATAGAGAAGACGCTACTAATTTCACAGGTGCTACTGGTATTGAGATAGTATATCCAGATGAGTATTACCAAACATACGAAGATGTGTTCGGTCCTGAAACGGCTGCAGGTGATGACAACCTATTCAACGACTTCGGTCAGATGTATAATGGCAGACAAGGTTTTAGAAAAGATTTTGATCCTGACTTTACAAAGAATTACAAAACTAAAAAGAAAAACCCAAATTACATATACAACTTAAACTAAAGGAGACATTATGCAAATAAAACTAGGCGACACGATAAGAGATGATAAAGGTAGAGAAGGTGTTATAACAAACATTGGTATTGCTACTGATCCTGCTGATATAGCTGCTGAATTAGGAGTAAACGCAAAAGAATATGATACTGATTTAAATTATGTTGGTGCAATTACATTTGGTAGTAACTGGTGTTATTTTATGCAGATAGAAGAAGTTATTAAAAAGAATGATTATGTTGAAGACACAGCATGGATGAAAGAAGATTCAGATGTTGATGTTGCAATTAATTTAGAAAACGAAAGTAAGTTAGGTAAATAATGAACGGATATTTTGCTGTACAATTAGATAGACAAAGTTGTAACGTTGTAAAGAAACTTGCTACAAAAGACATACTTGTATCAGATCACGTTACACTTGCATTTAAACCTATTAAGAAAGTTTATAACAAATATTCTAAACTTGTAGGTAAAAAGGTGGGTGTGTTTATTAAAGGTTACAGAGCAAACAATCATATTGACGCTTTATGGGTTGACAAAATGTGGGATAAAGAGTACAATAGAATCAAAAGACATGATAAAGGCGCTGCCCATATTACACTTTCACACAAGAAAGGTTACAAATCAGGTGACGCTAACACTATGTTTACAAACCCTAAAGTAAAAGATAAGAAATACGGATACGTAGAAGGAACTATAAAATATATTGATTATGACAAAAGATAAATGGTTAAAGATTAATAGAGAGTCGTTTACCAGAACTCTCAAAGGATTTAATAGACCTGACTATACATTAGATATAAACGGTCTAAAAAGAAATTCTATACCTACAAGTGATAGA